GCCATGTGGAATGGATGCATGAGGATATTATGTTCCGCCTGAAAGACAAACATAAAGTTGAACGTGCCTGAAATGCCGAGAGGCATACCGTCACTGAATGATCCTTGTCCGAAAGGATAGACGAGGAATACAGCAAAAGCTGCGGATACTGGCGCTGAGTAAGCAACACAGATCCAAGGCCTCATCCCGAGCCGATATGACAATTCCCATTGACGTCCCATGTAGGCGGAGATCCCGATGAGAAAATGGAACACCACGAGTTGATATGGTCCTCCGTTATAGAGCCACTCGTCGACGGTTGCAGCTTCCCAGATTGGGTAGAAGTGAAGACCGATTGCGTTAGATGACGGTACAACGGCTCCTGAGATGATGTTGTTTCCATATAAGAATGAACCTGCTACTGGTTCGCGAATCCCGTCAATATCGACAGGAGGGGCAGCTATGAAAGCAATAATGAAACAAGTTGCTGCAGCAAGTAGACATGGAATCATTAAGACTCCAAACCAACCAACGTAAATACGATTGCTAGTAGAAGTAGTCCACTCACAGAACTCGTCCCATCCTTTCAATAAACCGCCACTTCTTGTTAAAGAAGAAGAAGTCATTTAAGTAAGAGTACGATTGAACTTGTAAGATGAGAGACTTATCCCCATGGTCTCGGTTTGGGGTATTTATAGAGTCAACAAAGACTCAGACCTAATGTTAGCAATTCGGGATATTAGCTATATCTATCAGCCGTATAAGTTTTAATTACCTCTTTATTTACTATTATTTCTAGCGTTTCTATTACTTGCGGCTTTCTTTGCTGCTGCCGCGCCCCTAGCAGCACTTGCCCTAGAACCTTTTCCTCCTCCTGTGCTGTAGAAATCATCACCACTTAAACCACCGTCTTCGGGCCAATAACAATCGCTTGGAATGCTCGCATGCTTATCGCTACTTCTCGTAGTTCTACACTTACCAAATGCTCTGGCCCAATCCTCTGGAGTAGTGGCTGGGTTAAATTTCATCTTTGCTGTTAATTCGGTGTCGGTCAGAGACTCACCTCCATATAACTTTTCAGTGAAAAGCCTACCTGCAGTTTTCTCGGGTTTCTTATCTTCTTCTTTTGGATCTGGATCCGTTATAACCTCCTCTTCTTTTTTCTTTTTCGCGTCTCTCCATAAACCATCCAAATCCCTGTCAACAGCTTCCCAGTCGGCAACAGGGAGACTGCCAACAAAAGAAGGGCCAGATCCCATTAAATCATCTAAGGATTTAACGGCTGGTACATTTGCATATCTCATTTTTATATTGTAGACATAAAAAACCCACCACCCTTGCAGGCAGTGGATTCTTGTGTTTCTTATTTAGCCTTCTGAAACGAGAAGCTTACTACGTAGTTGCTCTGGAGTAGCTGAACTCAAAGCCTGCCATGCAGCTGCTGGGTTCTTGTCACTTAGGTTAGAGAACTCTGCCCAGAAGTCTCCGTTTTGAGGAGCCTGTACGCCTGGGTTAGGCATATCGATCTGAGGACGCTGGAACTGCTGAGTTGGAGTTTGTCCAACAGGAGCTTGAGGAGCAGGAGCCTGAGGAGCAGGAGCCTGAGTTATTCCCATCTTTGCTTCGTTCGCTGCAACTTCTGCTGCTAGACGATCCTGAGCTATCTCTACAGGATGAGGACCATTAGGACCGAAGAACTCATTAACGTACTCAGAGAGTAGGTCAGGGTTAGTCAGCATTGTATGGTATGCAGCATTGTCTGCGGCTGCAGCATCAACAACTTTCTTAGCTCCTTCGATATTCTTGGCTAAGCCATTAATTCTTTGGAACGCCTCCTGAGTTTGATTTGCCTGCTGAAGAAGTGCATCTTCAACGGTGCATGCATATCTATTTAAAAGTGCTGGTGCTTCTGCTCCGAAGTGCTGAAGAACTTCAAGACTTTCGTTGCTGACGTTGTCTAGATACCCGTCTCCGTTTTGTGTTGCTCCTTGCTGTGTCGAGGGCTGCGCCTGTACCTGCTGGGTCGGGGAGTACGCCGGCGTTGCTTGGGGCTGATAAGTCTGCATCCCCGAAACGGACGGAGCCGCTTGGTATTGCTGAACCTGAGAGGGAAAGCTGCTTGTCTGCGGCTGTTGTGGGGTCGGAGTTGAGTAGGCTGCCTGGGGCTGGGAGGTCTGCGTTGCGCTCAAACTGTCGCTGAGGCTCTTGAACGCCTCCTGCCATGGATTGGCCTCCTGGACCGGAGCCTGTGGCTGGGGTGCCTGAACCTGGGGTGCCTGAACCTGAACCGATGGTTCCGAAGGTGTCTGGTACGAAACTTGGGCGGTCTGGGCCGGAGCTTGCTGGTAAGCCGCGCTCGGAACGGGCGCGCTCGATGGTATCGAGTTCTGCTGGGTCGCCGGAGCCTGTTGTGTCTGAATACTGTCCTGCATAAGTTAGTTCTCTCTTTAAAAATTCGAATGCCCTATAGACGTAGGGTGTTAAGTCAAGTTTAGGATCTGCCAAAAGCGGTAGATCTGGAGCCTGAGGATGAGGGGTTTGACGCATGTCATTTATCAGCGCCAAGAATTGTCCAATACTGCTTTGGGTGGCTTGAGCCATTCTAAATGGATAGCCACTAAGCATTGCACTTCTCTCTTCATCTGTCTTGTCAGGGAAGAGGTAACGCAACGCTTCGATGCTGTTAACACCGAGTTCTTGTAGGTTACGAACCACAATACTTGAATTCAGTATATCCTCTGTTCCATCTTCGAAGACTGGACCCTTCCATCTCCACTCAATCTTCCTGTTGCCGTCGGGTATTAAACCGACCACACCGGGAGGAAGTTCAGTGGACTGGACTGCTTCTCGGATGGCTAATTCTAGTTGTTCGTCGTATGCTTTCTCTTGTTCTTGGAAAGCTCCTACCGCCATATCATAGTCTTCTCCTGGCTGGAAGTTCTCTTCAATAGGTGGTGCAGGCCTTTTTAGGCCTATCGCCAAGGCAAAGGAATCACGGAAGATTTTTTCTTCGTGGAAAATAATTAAACCAAATAATTTACATAATCCATATGTCAATAATCCTTTGCATCGACGTGTAGCCGTTGTAGCTGCTCGACCGTATAAAGATTTGATCTCGTAAGCTGTTGCTCCAGAACTAATTCCTAATTCATCTACCCCGCCCATTGCGGTTCTTAATTCCTCTCGATATTGACGTGCGTATAAGTTTTGATCACCAGAAACTGCATCAGGAGTTAAGTAAACAGCCCGGTCAGTCGGTTCAACGTTGGCAATAATCCGAGGAACTTTTAAGGCACCACCACCGCTTGGCCCAGGCTCACTCACACGAGTAGATGGTCTGCTTGCTGAATAGAAACCTGCTTGAGAACTAATTGTTGGTCGTAAACCTTCTTCAGAGCCTGACTCAACCAAATCATGCTTAGGTCTACTAGAAACTAAAGTTGGATTACCAAAGAACGTAATGTTTGTGCGGATATTTTTAACTAAATCGTCATGTAATACAATCTGCTCAGATAACCAATCAAAATCACCTGTTGCGTCCATTCCTGTAGAACGCATCGTATTGAAAGATTCAACAGCTGGAATAAAGCCAAGACTGTTAACCAAAGTCCTCGTTTGGTTGGGAGACCAAGTAAAGCTATTGGTTTGTCCAACTTCGAAAGAAGGTCTCTCAGTCGTTATCGATTCTTTGATCGTATCTCGTCTGACTTGCAGTTTGACATACCTAGTACTGCCGTTGTCTGCTGTAGATATAGCTAAAGCACCTGTACCACTACGTACAGAGAAGGAATAAATCAGTTCAATTTCTTCTAATTGAGACTGAGCATCGTAATAAGCCCTGTAGTTTTCTTTACTAAACCACATAATGCGGTAAGTATCTTTTACAGGTCTGAAATAAAATAACCCTTTACCATCTAGTAAAAAATCATCAACAATTCCTTCTAACCTGCTATCAATTTCATTCTCTTCAACTAATTGTTGAATAAATATTTTTCTAAAACCAAATGTGTCTTGTGCAGGAAAAAACTCAATTCCTTGTCTCAGCATGAAAAGCTTCATCTGAGCTAAGTGACTATTGACAACCATCGTGTCAGTGCCACTGCTTCCATCACGCTTCCTAGCAGCTTCTAGGATCTGACGGTATCTCTCGTTAGATGGGTTACTCATTTCTTAATCTTACTGCCATTGGATCTGAGCACCGCCTCGTTTCATGAGACCTTGCACCACAATATTTAAAGCATCAGCACAATCATCATGTGATGCATGGCCGAAATTCACAACCTCGTCAACCATGTAAGAAAAATCTCTGTATTTATTGAAGATAATCTTCTTGCCTTGGAATAAACCGATAATTCCTCTAAGACGAGCGAGTTTATCGCCACGAAAACCCTTGACAGGACTCACAGTTAAATTATACAGCTGCCATTCATTGAAAAGAATTCGTTTTAAATCACCTTCAAAACTTTTCTGATAAGCAACAACCTCAGGCCATATAACAACAGGTGATTCAGTCTTGAAAAATTGTCCTTCATCGTTCATTCCAAGTAAATTCCATTCAACTAATAATTCTGCTAAAGCCTCTATTTTTTCAATATTTCCCATTGATCTCATTCTCTTGTAATCAATGATATAGACCTTATCTTCTACTCTCCCAGCTAAAACAAAAACAGTCCAATCATTACGTTCACTCATCCCTGCAGATAGATCAATACCGACACCAATCGTGTCATAAGTATCAGGAACCTCTCCTTTAATAAACAACTCTGGAGACAAGCCAAGTTCTGTTGTCTTAATCGGTTGATTTAAATACTGATAAGAAAAAGCAATTCGATCTTCTGTTTGAAGTTTTAATAAATAACCTACCGACCACATTGATCCCCAATAAGACTTAGGGGTTCCATTGTCGTCGTAACTTAACGCTTGTTGAGTGATAACTTTCCATCCTCTCTTCTCACAGAAAATCGTCGTAAATAAATCATCAAAATGGAAACGAGTCCCTAGTGCGATAGCTCTTGCACCTTGGAACATGGTAGGAACAATAACGTTAGTCCAGTTTGATTCCATCTCTCTTCTGATATCTGGATTAGCAATTGCAGCAGCACTTTTAATTGCGTCATCAACAATAATCAAAGAACTTCGCTTGGAAGTAATTGTTCCTTTTAATCCTGCACAAGCAACAGTAAAAGCATCTTCTCCTCTAATGTCTACCCCTGCATGTTCAAAATCAATCGACCATAGCTCATCACTTGTTCGATGCTTAGATAATCGAACTTTAGGAAAGACCTCTTGATACTCTTTATTAGATATTAAATTTTTAATTGCTGCACTTTTATTCCTTGCAACGTCCACGTTATAAGAAACATAGAGAGTTCTTAAAAGTTTGCCTGCTTCCGCATGCCTACCGATCAGCCATGCTATTAATAGTCCTATAACAGTAGACTTGGCACTACCTCGTGGACTTAGTAGACAAGTGTTGGGACCCGCGATATCGAGCAAATGCTCGTTACTTTCTGCAGTTAGTATCTGTTTGTGCCACTCCCGCATATGCTTTGCGGGTTTCTTGCCCATTAATTCACAAAAATAGGCGAAATTATTCCTAGCCTTTAGAACATGAGGTGGAGTAACAACAGCTTCTGGTTTCGCCTTGATCGATTGTGCTGCCAACTGAGCACTACGTCTACGTGCAAGGGATATAGAAGCATTAGGCATAAAATTAGTCTAAGTGTTATTCACTATTAAGGCAGGATGATTCTCTCTTTTGTCTTCCACCCTTTCCTCTCTACCCATTGGTTGAACTCAGCTTTTGCTTCTGGTGTCATATAACCAAAGAACAAATTCAATGCATGTTTTAGGGAATAATTTTTATCTTCAAATTTATCTAACTCTAGGCCACCATGAAGAGCACAGCAAGCATCTAGAAGGTCGTAGATAGGTATCGGTACACGAACATTCTCTTCCTCTTTCTTCACAACACCTCTAGTTTCAACTAGTTCAACCTATCAGCTTCTCTTCACCTTGTCGACTATCTGATCAATCACATTGACGTCTAAACCTAAAAAAGGTGGAATAATTCCTAAAATTCTCAATAAACCATCCACAAACAACGCTAAACAAAGAAACCCCAAGATCATACTGATAATTGTTGCATTACGATTATGCTGTTTCATCGATAATTCATCAATTGCCCTCGCTTTAGCAACAGCATCATCTAATAAAAGATCTACTTCTTCTTTCGTATAACACAAGTGAGGTAAAATCTCTCTAATTTTTTCTTCTGTCATCTAATTGGGATGAACTTCAAATTAGATTACTTCTCCTCGGCTAAAGCTGCCCAAACAGATTCGTAAGCTAATTCAAGAGCATTAACGACATCATCATTACCCTTAAATATTGATTTTAATTCACGCATCACTTTGTCAGCACCCGCCAATACTAAGCCTCGACGATCTGTGCCTCTTGTCATCTTTTCTACCTCGACAACATGACCTCTTAATTCTTTAGATAAATGAGCAATACGAGTAGCTGCAGCATCTGGTTTAACAATATCAGCATGTACTTGCTGCCTTAAATAATCGATATCAGCTTCTAATTTAACAATCTCAGCCAACATCAATTCACGTCTATTGAGTTTTGGATAATTCTGAAGTACCCATTTATCAAGAGCAGTAAAACCACCGGTATAACCTAAAACATTCGCGTAAAGCCATATTTCATAAATTGAATATGTATTCTCTACGTAAGTCGTAAATGCTTCTCTTCTGTCTTGCTCTAAAGATACAAGGAAGGAATGAACAGGTCCTTCTGTTTTAACTACCATTTTTATACGAGTCTACAAGTTCCCCTAGGATTTTTCAGAAAATATCAACCAAAAAATCTTGCACCTGAAGAACGAATAGCTCCCCGAGCGTCTGCTCTCATCTTTCTCTCTTCGTTGTACTTATCTCTTTGCGTCTTACGTGTTTCTTCTCCTTCGGTCTTAGCTTGCATCCTGTTCTGCAAACCTTGACCCATATAATTCATTCTTGTTTGGGAACCTTCCTCTTGAGCCTGCAGTCTCTTCTCTTGTCCTGCTACACGAAGAGTTCTTCTGTCTTGGTCACCTGTTACCCCGATCTGTCTGTCACCTAATCTTCCTTGTTCACGCATTAAGGTTCTAGCTATATCTCCTTCTCCTGCCATCAACTTCAAAGTATTTCCTGTATGAAGGTTATCCATCATACCTGAATACCTTGCCATATTATTTAACTGATCATTCTGATATTGAGAAGCTAAGCCCATGCGAGCCAAGGTATACCCAAGATCTAGATTTGCACCAGAAATATAAGCTCCAACAGTTTCATTATCAGGATTAGCTAAGCCCCAAGAAGTAAGAGCACCCATTCCTTGGTTGACCATACTGGCACCAGTATTCTGAGGAACGTAATTTTTCCATTGGTCGACCGCTTGCTGTCCTTGCTGGCCAACTCTACCGATGCCGCTATTAGCTGCTGAACTCATGAGACGTCTAATTGACTACTAATGAATTCAGTCTACCTACTTCTACTCTTGTATTCGTCTGACCTGCGGATATTATCGATCACCTGTTCTTTAGTCTGACGTCCAGATGAAACTTCCTTAGCCCAGTAATCTTTTCCACCCTTATCTGCGGAACGTCCGAGATTGTCTTGGTAAGCGGCTTCTAACCAATCACGCTCAGGAGGTTTCCTAGGAGGTGTTGCTGGTCTGCCTTCCGTCTCTGGTCTTGCAGGTCTTCCTTCAGTCTCTGGCCTAGAAGGTGCTGGTCTTCTTTCTGGATCTCTACCTATGTTTGGTTTAGGTGCTCTTTCCTCTCTTTGGATAGGACCACGATCTTGTTGCCATTGCCTACTCCTCTCTTGTGCTTCTTCCTTTCGTTCAACAGGTCTAGATGGAATACTAGATTCTAACCTACCTCTTTCTTCATTACGTTTTTCACCGAAACGAGTTAAAGGTTCTTTGGTTTGTTCCCAGAATTTCTTCTGATTAACACGATGTTCTTCTTCTGAAGGCTCATGTCCCTCGGCATATCTAATGCTGACGGCTCTATAATCCTCATCCCCTACACCGGAAGGGACAGGAGTAGGTCTCTGAGGCGTTTTCGATCTGTAATCTTCCGACTCGGGGGAAGCTTTAATATTCGCAGCGACTTGGTCTAAGCTTTGATTACCGGAACGTACTTGATCTAACCAATATTGAAATCCTTCTCTATCTGCATCCCTTCCTAAATAATCGTTATACATACCAGCTATTGCTGCTTCGTCTTCTGGACGCTTAGGACCAATAGGATCTCCATGAATTGGAGGTTTCTCTTCTATAGGAGGCTTAGGAATTAACGTCTTGTTATGAGAGAATAATCCTTCACAAATATAGGTATGAGCATCCTCAACGGTAATCTTGACGACTTTTTCATCACCAGTATATTCAGCTGAAATAAAGGCAACTTCTCCGTCATACAAAGAAACTCTCTCACCAGATCCTAATTCCTTGATAGAAACCCAAGCTTCCTTATCTTCGGAATAAAGCTTATGACTCGCGGAACATCTAATTTCGTGATCATCGCTAAATTTAACAAGATAAACAGGCTGCTCATGGAAACTTACATGAGTAACCTCGTAGTCACCACTCTCAAAAGTTGTCTCGTGCATCGTATGCACTTTGTCACCAACTTGGAGTTCCCCTGCGAAAATTAAGCTTTTATCAGCTAGTAAAATTTGCTGGTCAGGAGTAGGACATCCTTCCCAATCCGGTGGTCCAGGCATCGGATAAGGTCTTCCATCTCCATCTGGCCAAGGATCGCTAGGTCTAGGTCCTGGCTTTGGAGGTCTTGGTCCGGGAATAGGAGGTCTAGGTCCTGGCTCAGGAGGACGAGGTAAACCCGGTCTTACAGGAGGCATTTCTTCTCCTGGACCCCATGTGTCTTTTCCACGTCGCCTAGGTGGTCTACGACCTTCGTTTTCTTCTCTCCTTTGATTATCCCATTTATCTTGTATCTCCTGCATACGTCTGTTATAGTCTTCCATACTTTCGCCTCTTCTTGGAGGCGTTCCTGAGCCACCCCATCCAGGAGGCATCTGTTCGTTTTCCCATCCCCCAGGTGGAGGACCAATTACAGTGTCCCTGTCTCTTATTACAGGTGGACGTTGCCTATATTCATCACTCTGCTTAATGTTATTTCTGATACCCTCTAAAGCCTTTTTATATTTGTTAGGTCCAACCCTACCATCTTCTTCATTCCAAGGATCTGGATTATTAATAGCCTCGTTAACCCAGTAATCTAATCCTTCTTGATCAGCCTCTCTACCTAGTAAATTCTGATACATTCCCCTGATTCTGTCCTCTAAATTACCTCTACCTTGATCGGGGAGAGCTCCAACTATCTCATCAATCCCAGGCTCAATCCCTACATTGCTGCCTCCTTCATTCTCCCATGGCTTAACAAAATCACTGCCTCCTCTTCCAGGTCCTCTACCTCTGTCTGGCGTGATGAAGTCACTGTCCCATGAAAGATCTCCATTAGGTCCTCTACCTCTACCTGGCTTAATCTTGCCTTGTTGAGATGGTTCTCCTGGCCCCGACTGCCATCTGTCGTCTACTCCATCACCATCTGAATCCCTCCAATCCATAGTGAATCCTGATCCTGGGGGGAAATTCACTCCTATTCGACTACCGTAGTCACCTCTGCCTCCTTTAGGTCGCTTAATCCGAGGTCCTGACTTATCCCTACCGATAGGAGTAGGCATTCCAATCCCAGGTTGATCAATTGGTTGAGGCACATCTACGTCTCCTCTGTCATCTCCAGGCCATCGTTGATCTGGTGGAGGAGAAGGTTCATTGCTTAATCGCTCCCACTCTTCATCGCTAATCCATTTATCATCACCTGGCTGCTGAGGATCCCATCTTTCCTCGACGCCATAACCATGATTGAAACCTACTTGATTACCTTTGCCGTCGTATATAGGACTTTTCTGTTTGTTGTAAAAATCTAAAAAATCACCAATCATGTTATCTCCTTCACCCACTCCTTGAGTGGTATTTTGTGCAACCGAGTTACCACGCCTTCTAATTCTGTCGAGTTCTTCTTGGTAATAACTAGTATCGGCTAGGCCATCGATGGGCTGCTGGGATGCAAAAGCTGCCATGTTGGTGTAACTGCTGTCTTAACGTCTATCCTTTCTATCTTAGTCAGAAGTTAATCAGACAAGATCATGGCGGTACCTAAGATACCTTTTATAAGATTATTCGTATTCTGCTGCTTCCTTTGTAGTGCAAGTTGGTCGTTTATAGGTTGGTTAGCTTGCTGTATTAAGTTCTCGACATGCTTCATCCTGATAGCATTTTCACCATACTTTAATTTGAAAGACAGTGGAGAATGAAAATTTCCAGTTTCTTCATTCATCCCCAACTCCTTTAGAGGTGTCGCTTCATATATTTGGTTTGCTCTAGCTTGATTTAGCTGAGCTTGATCATTATTGATATCTAAGCGATCCTTATTCCTTAAGTCAATATTCCCTGTTTCCTCATTGAATTGATCGATAAGATTGAGTCTGTTATCGCTTTGGTTTGGTACGTACTTTGAATTAAAACCTAAGGATTCGACAGCAGCAATTGCATCTTTATTTTCTAAGACTGATCTATTGAAATTATCTCCTACTTCCAACTCGTTAAAGGCTCTCTTCCATCCTTCATCTTGGAGAGGCATGTTCGAACTACCCCTAAGATCAAACATACCTCCTAATTGATCAATAGAATCTCCTCTTATTGCTCCTGATTCAATTAAAGGATTTAAAACTTGTTTTTGGAATTGGCGGTTAGCACGTCTATTCCGAAAATCGTCAATACCTAATAGCTCTGTTACGTCGAAAAGTCCAGTTGATCTAGGAGCATATTTGTCTACAATCGCATTCCTTTTGTCGGTTAATAGCTTCTGCAGAATGGCTTTTTGGTCGTCGACACTCAACTCTTGTCCTTGAACAAGAGACTTGTCGGTCACAACATTAGACATTATTCTTCTAGTTTCGACAATATAACTATTTTAATCTTAGCTAGTTGGAAGATTTAGAGTTTTATCTAACTCGAGTCCTAGGTGCTCGGCTATTTTGTCGTTATATACATTTTGCAATGAATTCTGCAGACCAATAGCATTACCATTCGCTAAATTCGGATTACCTATTGGCTGAGTATCAAACATACTGCTGATAGCTTTTAATTTATCAAACAACGTAGGACCCTTATACATTAATTTTGTTCTTTCTAATGCTGCTTCATTATTTATGTCAGCAAGAGTCAAAGCACTTTGATCCTTCATTGCTTGAAGGGTTAATTCTTTACCTAGTGATGCATTAGAGGTTAGAACATTATTCATCATGTTCATACCAGCATCACTACCTGGTCCTCCTGGACCGTACAAATCAGTAGTCTTAGGTATAACTACTGGCCTATATGATCTACTGGAAAGAGAAGGAATAGAAATGTTTGCTGCCATAATTATTGAAGGTAATAATCGAGAGGTACTCTACCCGCGTTAGGGTTGCCTTGAAGTGCTTGCATCTGCTGCATTAATTCCAGTCTAGGTTCCATTTGTTTCAGATACAACTCATTAGCTCTCTCTTGTTTCTTTAGTGCTTTTCTTTGGTCAACCTCAGGGTCAAATGCTTTATAAATACCACGAGCAGCACCTTTTAATGCACCACTACCAATCAAACCTCCTGCAAGTCCTCCTAAAATACGAGCTCCGGGAATAGGTACTGGAGCCATGAGTCCTGCACCTGCCGCTGCACCTCCCCACCATCCAAGGCCGCTACCGACTCCTTCGGCTAAGTTAACAGCTACTGGATCATCAGTATCTGTCATTTCTAATCCAGCATCTACTAATACAGCTAAAGGTCCATATGCTTTAGCCATTCCTAACGCCTTTGGATTAATAGCCTTATTAAAATCATCTACAAAAGTTGTATAATTCTTCCATCCTCTTTGGAATGGATTTCCAAATGCCATCGGCACAGTAGCTAGTTGACCACCCCTACCAACGGCTTGCCTCTTTATATATTCATCGAGAATAGCTCTTTGCCTTACGGCTTCAGCAAAATCTGTAGGATCCAAAACTAGACACAATATTCCTATGTATTGATTCTAATGACTTTAATAATCAGGCTTCACAGGTTCCGTCCATACAACATATTGAGCCATGTTTTGAACTGTTGTTTTTAATTTTCTGCAATAAGGAAACTCTTCTGCTCCTTCCCTTCTGTCTACGCTTCGGGTGCAAGCATGAACGTAATCAGCATTATGTCTTCTATCAGGACGCTCCCTCCATTTACCTTCAAATTTTTCATATCGTTTTTCGTCATAAGGTACATCATGCTCTTCAATGTAATTCCATACATCTTCGTCAGTCCAATCTCTTAAAGGGAAAATAGAAGATACTCCACCGGGAACTTGTCGAACTTCAGATTTAATTCCAACATCTCCTGCTAAGGAGTCCGTATCGCTTCCTTTGTGTCCTATCCAAATAGCATCTAAATAGGGAACAAGTAATTCTTTTTGTTTAGGACGTCTTAAAATTTCCAAACAGCTAGTGCAAGGTAAATCATCGACAGGATCAACGATTCCTGTAGGGCAGGAAATCGTATAACCGTTGATTGCATACCTGTTTTGAACTTCAAACTCTCCATTTTTCTCCTGCATTAAGGATTCGTAAGGATGCCATGAATACACCAACAACTCCCAATCTCGAATAATTCGATCATGGAACTCGTATTTGAATGGTTGCCATGGTTCTCTAAAGAATAAGATCGGAATTTTTACTCCATGTCTTCTTAACAAATGGAGTAGTACCATACTATCTTTACCCCCTGACCAACACATCATTGTTGATAGGAAAGTATTCACGCAAGAATCAATAATCTGATCAGTACGTTCTAGTTTCTTATTCAAAAATTTCCCCTACGCTGCTCGTTATTCTATCGAAGAAAAAAATTAAAACAAGATAGCGCCACCAACAAT